CTATCCACATGTCGACCTAATCAAATTACCTTACTCCACAGGTAAGGATCGCTTTAATGGACACCGAATTTACGGTGCTTCAATCTATCTTGCTAGAGGTGAATATGTTTGCTTCTTAGATGAGGATAACTGGTTTGATCCAGAACACATCGAATCTCTAATGAAGGTCATCAACAACAAATTTGCATGGGCTTTCTCATTGCGTAAGATTGTTGACTCGGATGGCAATTATGTTTGCAATGATGACTGTGAAAGTCTAGGTAAATGGCCTTCAGTATTGAATGAGCAAGACTTTTTTGTGGATGTTGGTTGTTTCTTTCTACCTAAAAGTATTGCACTACAAACAAGTCCAATTTGGTATCGTAAAGCAAGAGAACCTGGCGTTCCTGAAGTCGATAGATACTTAACTGCTGTGCTAAGACAAAACGACTTGACATATCAGACTAATGGCCTATATACTCTTAACTATAGAGCCGGCAACACAGAAATATCTGTACAAGCAGAATTCTTTGTTAAAGGCAATGATGTGATGAAACAAAAATATAATGAAAGTTTACCATGGAAAAAGACTTAATAATTGGCGCATTTAAGAACTACAATTTTGAAACAATCAAACCTTGGATTGAATCAATCAATGAATGTGGTTTCAAAGGTGATAAAGTAATCATCTCTATCGGATCATCAAGAGAAACAAATGGTAAATTAGCTGATGCTGGTTTCATTGTGATTGATGCACCAAGTAAAGCTCGTATGGGTTTTCATATGGAGAGATTTCTCCACATCTACAACTTCCTAAAAGTGAATGGAAGTAACTATCGTTATGTAATAACCACAGATGTGCGTGATGTGATCTTTCAAAAGAATCCAATTGAATGGATTGAACAGAACATCGGCGATAAAAAGATGATTGCCGTATCTGAGTCCATTAAAATCAAAGATGAACACTGGAACAGACAAAACATCATCAATGCTTTTGGTAGTTTCTTTTATGATGATATACAGAACCAAGATGTTTTTAACGTAGGCACTTTAGCTGGCACTTCTGAATACATCAGAGATTTGTGTGGTATGTTGTATCAACTATCTGCTAACCGACCAGATTGGGTCGCAGACCAGGCTGCATATAACATTTTATTGAATTGGCAACCTTACAAAAATGAAACGCGATTCGTTGGCTTGAGTTCTGGTTGGTCTTGTAATCTACACATCACAAATAAACCAGATGAAAAAGCTCATTTTGCACCTTTTATAATTGAACCTATTCCTGTGTTTGAAGATGGTTTAATGAAAGACGGAACAACAAAAGAAACATTTTATATTGTTCACCAGTATGACAGAGATCCAATTTTATCTAAATTTTACAAAGACAAATACAAAGTAGAAGATATACTTACATTTAGAACAGATATATGAAACTAATTAATGATTTTGATTGGACTTTTCTGAGAGGTAAATTTCTGTCTGCTAAACCCTTCAACCATGTTGTGATTGATAACTTCTTCAAATATGACGTTGCAATGAGTATTGTAGAAAACCTTCCTGGTTATGATAGTGAAGTTGATGCAACATATGATAACGCAATCGAGAAGAAGAGAACAGTACAAAACTGGACTAAGTTTCCTAAAAGTGTTTATAGTGCAATGACAGAGTTGGTCAGTCAAGAGTTTACTGACCATCTTAGATTTATGACAGGTGAAGAAGAATTGGTTGCAGACTTTGGTTTGCATGGTGGTGGTATGCACCTACACCAAGCTGGTGACTATTTGAATGTTCATTTAGATTATGACATTCATCCAAAACTAAACATGAAACGTAAATTGAATATCATCATTTACCTCAATCCTGAATGGCAAGTATCTTGGCGAGGAAACTTAGGTCTTTGGTCACAAAATTAAGAAAAGAATCAACCCAAAGAATTGGAATCTTCAATTATTCCAATTTTCAATAGAGCAGTTTTATTTGATACGACACAAAACTCTTGGCATGGTGTGACCGAGGGCATCTTTTGTCCTAAAGATCAATACAGAAAAAGTCTTGCATTATATTATCTCATTCCTACAAATGACCTAGATAATAAGAGACAGAAAGCATTGTTTGCACCAAGAGAAGAACAGATTGGTAACAGTGAAGTTGAAAATTTGATTAAGACAAGATCGGGTTATTGATATGGGAAATATTAGCATCGTAACAGCCTTTTATGATATTGGCCGAGGTGATTGGACACCAAACAAAGGTTTACCACACTATCTACAACGGTCAACTGACACATATATCGAACGCTTCACACACTTAACTAAACTTGACAATGAACTTATCGTAGTAACAACTCCAGATATTGGCAAACGTTTAAAAGAAATTAGTGATAAGGTCAAAATCATTGAATATGATCCATTCACACTATTTTCGAATGCAACAAATAAGATAATTGGTGTTCAAGAAAGTGTATTCTATAAGCAACTGATTCATCCAAGCCAAATTAAGAATCCAGAATACTGGAGCCACAAATATGTTCTAGTGAACTTGTTGAAATCACACTTTGTCAATCTTGCAATAAATCAAGGCTTGGTTACGAATGATATTGTTGCATGGCTCGACTTTGGTTATTGTAGAAGTGAACAAACACTTCCAAAAAGCCTAACTTGGTCTTATGACTTTGATCCAACAAAGATTCATGTATTTGCATATAAAGATTTGAATCCAAATAATAGAATGGAAAGAATCATTGCAACAAATGACGTACATATTCTAGGTGCAAAGATTGTAGCACACAAGAAACTTTGGCCAGTTATGGAAAACAAGATGTTCGGTGCATTCGATTTGCTATATGCAACAGGTTTGATGGATGATGACCAAACCTTGATGTTAATTTGTGCTACAGAGAATCCTGAGCTATTTGAACAACACAGAATTCCAGATCATCAACTTGGTCTAGACCCTTTTGTAATTTTTAAGAATTTTAATTCGTCGGAGAAAATATGAGCGATACGATTACCTTTAACACAGTCACACAGCAATTTTATGGAATGAGAAAGAGTTCAGGTCATGGACTAGGCGAACTTGTCAAGACAATGCATGAGCCATTTGTCGTAGAGATTGGTTGTTCAGAAGGTGACACCACAGAATGGCTGCTACAGTGTAATCTTGGTCTAAAGATTGTTTCAATTGACCCATATGCAAACTATTTGGATTGGAACGGCAATTACTTGAATGACCGCCAAGAGTTTTATGAAAAGACAATGCGCCGGTTAGCTCCCTATGGTGACCGCTTTGAAATGGTGCGTGATTACTCAGACAATGTACATGGACAGTTCGAGGATAGCTCCCTCGACTTAGTTTTCATCGATGGTCTGCACACATATGAACAAGTGTTGATTGACTGCCATAACTATTACTCCAAGGTCAAGCCAGGTGGTGTATTCTCCGGTCACGATTTCAGAGTTATTCCTGGAGTACACAAAGCTGTGCTAGAATTTGCTGCATCAGTCGGCAAAGAAATCTTGGAAACCGAATGTGACGTTTGGTATTGGTACAAGTAATGAGCAATTTGTTTATTGTGACCTCTGCAATTAATTCATTTCGCAGTGTTATACCAATAGAAACAAGATTTCAACAGACATTAGAAACCCTGGAATCCATTAGAAATAAAGTTCCAGATTCTATAATTGTGCTGGCGGAGTCATCACCTGATCCTGTCAGTGATACGGTGTTGCAAGAAATATCCAAAAAAGTCGATTATTTGTTAACTAATTCTAACATTCCTGATATAATTCAATTAGGAAAACAAGGACTACAGAGTCCAGCGGAAGCATATAGCCTGTTTGTGACACTAGACATTATAGAAAAATTGAATCTACCTAATGTTACTAGAGTTTTCAAGCTAACTGGTCGAGGCTCTTTGACTGATGATTTTCACCTTGAAGATCATAATCTACCAGGTAAATATCTTTTCAAGAGGCGTGTCGATTCTTGGATGTCAAAAGAAATACAACTGGTTGACACCAGAATATACTCTTTCTGTTCTTCTCTGATACAAGAAACTAAAGAAATGATGAAAAACATTGTAAACCATAGTTTACAAACTGGTCGTGACTTAGAACATTGTGTCTTTGAGATGATAGACAAACAAAAACTTGAAGAACGAGATGTGATGGGGTTCAAATGCCAAATTTCATCTACAGGTTTCATGCAATTCGACTGACTATATATCGAACCCAAAATCTTTATATAAAAAAAGTATAAACCAAAAAGATATATAAATACTCCCATAGCAGTCATAGTGTATTGCAAGTCTAAAGGGTAAAAATGAAATCTTTTATTTCTTTCTTAAAAGAAGAAGCTGCGGATGAAGGCCGCCAGCTAAAACATATTCACCACGCCGAAGACCGTCCATTGATGCACGGACATGAAGGTTTTGAACATGCGTTTGGCGCATTGACACAAGCGCATGAGCATATGAAGGCTAAGGCAAAAAGTAGCAATTTGACAATGAAATATGACGGATCACCATCGATTGTATTTGGTCATCATCCAAAAACAGGTAAATTCTTTGTAGCAAGCAAATCAGCCTTCAATAAAACGCCAAAAATTAATCACACGGAAGCAGATATTGATAGAAACCATGGACATGCTCCAGGACTTGCATCAAAACTTAAAACTGCACTAAAACATCTTCCAAAGGTTACTCCTAAAAAAGGCGTATATCAAGGTGACGTAATGCATTCATCTGAGGACCTACATCACCATGACTAAAAAAGTATCTTTTACTCCAAATACAATCACGTATACCGCAAAAGGTGATGAAGCTAAAAAGATTGGAAAATCTAAAATTGGTGTTGCTATTCACACAAAGTATCATGGAAACGACATATCTAATATGTCTGCCCACCATGATGTTGACCATGAAAACTTTAAACAGCATCCAGACGTTCACCACCATGGCGCAGAACATGATACGGCTAAAGTTAGCTATCCGCAACATGCCCAAGACGAATTCCACAAGCATATGCAAGCAGCTAAAGCAATACATGATACACATGGTGCTAAAATGTATCCTGCTACATCCATGCATCGTGGAGAAAACACACACCTAACAACCTATATAAACAAGACTGTTGATACTGGTGAAATTCCACACGTTGAAGGATTGAAGAAACATATTGCAAATCAGCACGCCAAAATGGCAGATAAAGTTAAGACAGAAAAAGCAAAAGCTGCTAAACGCGCCGAAGGCCAAGAACATATCGATCATATTGAAAAAAATAAAGAACATTATCAGAATCTATTAACTATGCACCATCACTTGGCTCAAGCTAAAAATACTCTAGTTAAACATTTAGAAACCCATGAAGGTCCATATGAGCACCACATCAATGGTAAAAAATCGAAACCTGAAGGTTTTGTTGTGAATCATACTCCAGAGTCTGGACATACAGAACCAACAAAACTGGTAAATAGAGCAGAATTCGCTAAACAAAATAGACTAAAGGTGAGAAAATAATGGAAGCATATTCACATCAACAACGCATTAGAATGGGACTATTGGAAGAGTCCGTTAATTTGTTTGAGAAAAAACTCAGTGATGCTGAAATTGACCAGATTCTGAAAAAACTTCACGCTGAAGATGAAGCAGAACTTGAGAAAATGAATGAAGAATATGATGATGAATATTCTGAGTCGCTAACTGAAGAAGAAGAAAAAATCAAAAAAGCATCTTCTGATACAAAGGGCAAGTTGCACGAAATTCTGACAGGTTATCACCTTCAGGGTGGTAAGCATATGGAAAAACATCCCGACAAAAACGGAGATAGTCCAGAAGAAGCTCACAATAAACTAAAAAACACGATACACCCTAAAGAGTATGATAGAATTAACACTAGGGCAAAGTCGGCCGCCGATGATATTAAAAAGAATGTTGAAAAAGACGGACATAAAATTAAACATGTTCACTGGACTTCTCAACCTAATGACTTGTTACGTACAACTGGCATTAAAGCAACTCAAAAAGATGATGCCTCAGATGTTGTTGTAACTACACACAAAAAAGAAAAAGCTAAGGCAGAACCTACCGTAAAACATCACGGCATTAGTCTGAAAGTTACGGATTCTTCCTCTAGGCATGTACCAACATCTAATTTGGGTATCAAAGCCGCAGGACCACATGCTCAAGCAACTCACGACGAGCACCGTAGAGCTATCTTGAAAAAGTATCCTAAATTGGCAACACATGCAACGAATGCCGAGCAAAGAAAAGAAATGTTGAAAAATGATCCAAAAATGGATTCTTTTGTTAAGAAAAAAAATACAGAGACCTTACACAAGATTGCATCTGGTTTACACCATCACTTGTCCACTGTACCAAAAGACGAATTGGTGCACCACATCAGAAATGTAATTCATGCACATCAAACTCCTATGCAGAAGCAAGGACATGCTCATATAAGACACGTTTCATATACTGTAAAAGGAACAAATCAGCACCATTCTATGGATCCAAGCCAGCACCACGAACACATTTTAAATAACCCACATGAAATTTCGGTTGAGCATCATGGAACATCCATACACTTCAAGCATAAAGGTAAAACTTTTGCTAGACATGCAATAAAATTTAGTTCACAAAGTGACCCATTGAGTTCAGTAAAAGGTTCTGGCCAAACCTCTGGAGATTAAAAAATAAATGAAATCTTTTATAGATATTTTAAAAGAGGAAGATTCTGGTTCAAAACACCATGTGATGACCTTTGGCCGAATGAATCCTCCTACAACAGGTCATCTGAAACTTATCGACAAAGTAAAAGATGTTGCAAAGAAAAATGCTGCAAGTCATACTGTTGTGGTTTCACACTCACAGGATACAAAAAAGAATCCTTTGTCTGCTGAACAAAAACTAAAACACCTAAAGCGTTATTCTCCCGATACTCATATTGAGGCATCATCAAAAGAACATCCAACTTTCTTACAACATGCCGCAAAACTTCACAAACAAGGTGTAACACATTTACATATGGTTGTTGGTTCTGATCGTGTTAAAGAAATGCATGATAAGTTACATCAGTACAACGGTACCCATCCCGGTGCATTGTATAACTTTAAAAAGATAACTGTACATTCAGCAGGTCATCGTGATCCCGATGCTGAAGGAACTACGGGTATGTCTGGTACCAAGATGCGTGAACATGCAAAAAATAAAGATTTGCATTCCTTCAAGCAAGGAGTTCCACCACATGTACCGGAACATCATGTGAAAGAATTGATGCATGATGTACGTAAAGGTATGGGCTTACATGAATCTATTCATCATGGCTATCACAAAGCAATCTTTGTTACTGGTGGTCCAGGGTCTGGTAAAGATGTTGTCATCCGTGAGTGCATTGCAGAACAAAATGTGATGGAATTCAACTTCACTCAAGTTATGGAAGTATTGAATGACAAGCATAAACTGGCAATGCGTTCAATGAATCCTCGTACGGAATCAATTCGTACAGGTAAACCATTAATCATTAATGGACCAGCAGATGCCGGTGAAAAGATTACACACATCAAAGAAGAGCTGGAAGAACTTGGTTACAAGACGATGATGATTTTTGTTGACACTACTGATGATGTTAGCAAAGAACGTAATACTCATTTAGCTAGAATGATGGCCGAGTCTATTCGTCACGACCGTTGGAATAAAGCGCAAGAAAATATTAATTTATTCTCATCCGTATTCTCTAACTTTGTTTGTTTTGATAATACTGGTGACCTAGAAAGTAATGAGGATAGCATCACTGAAACATATCAGACTACAACTGAATTCTTGGATAATACACTGAAAACAAACAATAAATTCTTATCAATGTATGAATCCAAAATTGGTGCGAAATCTATACAGAAAGCAAACCTTTCAGCAAAGGGATTCAAAGTATTAAAGGACAACAACAGTCCAATGATGCAATTCCAAGCAAAGCTAGGTCTAGGTAAAAGAGATGATGTTAGAGATGGTGACATTAAATCTAATGGTGGTTACTCAAAAATTGGTGGCCAAAGTTACTCATATACAGAAGGTTCGGAGCCAACAGTCATTATA